CATAGCAACAGATACGCTTTCAGCCCCAAGTATCCCACTTATTGTACACGCACTTACAGTTCCTTGGGGTGTAACATAATCAGGGTCCCCCAGTAGAAAAGTACCTGACGATCCTTTTAGTGCAACCAACATAGACTTCCACTCAGCAGCCTTATCACGTCTTATAGATGGTATATTTACAGAGGCTTCCCATCTTTGCCCACCGTGGGAAATAATCTGCTGTTTGTAAGTAAAGGGAGACTGAGAAACTGCTACAACATTAGCAGCCCTAAGCTCAATACTCTCAATACCCACAGTAGTTGGTGTTGCAAGTGGGTAAGTCAATGCCATAATTTATATCCTTGTTAACCGAAAGCAGCTTTAGTTGAACCACCACGGCGACGATCTTCTATCAATGAAGTTTTGGTCATGCTCATAATCTTAGGTGCAGCTTGTGCTATTAGCTTCTTAACTGTGTCGTCACCATTAGCTTGGAAGTTGAAGTTCTGGTGGATAACAACATTGTCTCCTCCTTTACTACCGCCTTCCATCTGTACGCCTAGCTTACCATTAGAGCCTCTCTTAAGTGGCATGATAGCCTCTGGACCAGCCTCTCCCATAAGACCAGTTCTACCCCCCGACATAGCAAAGGTTGTTGGACTACCAACTATCCCTCCGTTAGCGTATGCTGTGACTTGACTACCGTTAGATATTACACCACCATCTGCAAGACTTAAAGCAACTCTAGCAGCAGATACTATTTTCTGTACGACAAGTACCCTGTATAGCTCTTTTATTATTTCAGATGCCATAGACTTAAATGCTTCTTTTACTGTTAGAGTGCCATCAACCATAGCCATTAGGCCATTTTCTGCACTCTGAGCAATAGAGTCACCCAAAGCCTTCTGTTTTCTTGCAGCTTCTTCTGCAACAGCAATTCTATCTCTTTCAGCAGCAATAGTTTTTGATATGTTTCTTAATCTAGTATCTGTAGTCTTAATGTCAGCGTCTTCATTTGCGTACATAAGATCAGTAAATATTTCCAGTTCAACTTTTCTTATACCAGTAACGCCTGACAATACAGTTTCTTTATCTATCTGTCTTTGTAGAGACTTTATAGTATCCTCTATTGTGGTTTTGCTACCTTCACTTTTATCATCTTCGGGAGTAAACTTCTGAATACCTCCATACTTAAAGTCTCCAGCACCCCCAAAAGTGTCAATATCAAATTGCGCTTCTTTTTTAGCTTGGGCTATTAGTTCTATTACTTTCTCAAAAGGTATAGCCAATCTATCGGCCATTTCCAGCATTTCTTCATGTAACTTAGCAGCAGCAGCAGCTCTTATACTAGCTTGTTTATTTTCATAAGATGAGTTCTTATCAAATAACTCTTTTGCTATTCTTGCGTTATTTTCAAGTATAGCTAAGTCACCAGCGGCATCTAAAGCCTTCTGTGATTTTTCGTAGGCTTGGTTATCTGCAAATAGTTTTTTCTCTAGTTTAGCCTGACGTTTAAGTATTGCATTATCACCAGCTTTATCTAGTTTATCTTTTTCTATTCTATTAGCTTTTGCAACCTTAATTTCATAGGCAGCATTAGTATTAAAGATGTCAATCTCTAACTTAGCTTGTTTTTTTAGTGCCTTAGCTTCAAGTTTAGATGCTCTATCTTTACTCTTTGTTACTCTTTCTTGCTCATCCGAAACTTGTTTTGTAGCTTGAGATAATAAACCAGAGGTTTCAAGAAGGCTCTTGAAGCTCTTTAGGGTGGATTCTGTTACATGATCTGATTTCTCAAGGGTGTCTAGAACATTGACTAATTCTTTACCAAGCTGGCTTGCGGGACCAGACATAGCATTTTTAATCTTCTCCATAGCCTTTATTACAAGTATGTTCTCTTTAGCAAGGAAATCTTTTTCCCCTTGGCTTGTAGGTGACTCAGCTTTTAGCCTCATACCTTGAGGACCTTCTGCAGCATTTATTAATGCTTTAGATACTTCATCTAGCTGTTCAAGTAGAGGTGTAATGCCTTCAGCAACCTTAGATTTTAACTCAGTGTCGTTAATGTCTTGAAATAGACCTTTTACTGAGATTAACTCTCTTCTTGTTTTCTCAAGGGGTCCAGATAGAGCAGTTTCCATAAGTTCTTTGATAGATTCTGCATTTGAACCAATTTTATCTATGACTTCTTCAAGCTCTTTACCAAACTCTTCTGTTGCTTTTTTTGCCTTAAGCATCGGAGCTATGAAAGCTGTACCTATAGCAAGACCAGCACCAGCAAGTGCGCCGACAGGTCCAAATATACCAAGTAACTGAGATCCCTGCTGACCCAGGGCTACAGCCGCATTAGTTCCACCTTGCATCTGAACCGCAAAGTCACCAACCTGATAACCTACTTGCTGTAACTGCATACCCATACGGTTAGTGCTTTTACCGCCTATTGCGGCAGAACTTGCATATGCTAATTGTGCGCTTGAAGCTGCCCTTAATCTAGCACTGTAGGCATCTAGCTGTTTAGCAGCCAGTGTGTAACCGCCCCCAAGTTTAGCTAAAGCACCTTTTTGCTTTTGAAGTTCAGTGTTGTACTTAAATGCAGTTATTTGTCCAGACCTTAAGGCCTTTTCCATGTTGACAAGATTACGCTGGAACTTTCTCTGTTCTTTTTGGGTGGTTATAAGGTCCCTGTTATCTACCTTAAGAACTAGTGTGATTTCGTCAGCCATTTGCCACCCTTAAATATTGTAAGTCTAGTCTACCTATAGCCTCTATTTCCCAAGGTTCTACAGGGGTTTCTGTGAGTTCTTTCCATGCCTTAATTTGTTCAAATGTTATTGGTGAAGGGCCATTAAAGCCTGATCCCCTTGAGGAGTTTAAAGCAACAAAGGCAGACCAGACATGAGATACTAGCAATGGAAAAGGTGTCGGGGGTTCCAATGCTTCAATCTTACGTCCAGTCTGCCTTTCTACCTGTAACAAGTGTTCTCTCTCTGAGACTCCGCTTTGATCCGTCTTGTTTAAGCTAAACTGATGTTCAGCCCAATCAACTAAGTTCTGGATCAGACCGTCATAAAATCTAGGTTATCTGATAACACTTCCTCAATCTGAGTGCGTATCCAAAACACTTCCTCATACATTCTTAAAGCCCTGTCAGGGGTTAACTTAGGGTTCTTTCCCTCAAAAGTAAGGCTCCAAGATACAGTAGATTTAGATAGTACCTCTAAGGTAGCCTCTTCGATATCAGAGTAGTCAATATCTTGCGACTTACTTTTCTGTGCTTTAGTTAGCCTTTTACTTATCTGACTGTGCTGTAGTTTTTTATACTCTTTAGAATGAGGAGCTAGTATAGTAATTGACATGGTTGTGCCGTCTTCATTCTTTAAGTCTTCTCCTGTTGTCGGATGCTTAAGTTCAACAACTATATCATCTAACTTTGGTGTCAGGTCTTTCAAGTCCATCGGGATTTCCTTTCGGGGGAATGTCGGGGATTAATTAGTGTAGAGACTCCCAACCCGACTCAGGAGCCTCTACTAACCTTAGCTAAGGTATTCTGTTATTATGCTGTTCTTGTGATCTGGAAGTTTGTACCTGTTGTACTATCAAAGAGCGCAACGAAAGACATAGTAATCATTCTACTTTCTGGTCCCTCAACACCAACATCGGCTGTGTTAACTTTAATCTTAGGGAACAAGAATGTTAGTTTGTTACCAGCAACATCTCCTACAATAACTTCTAAAGCTGTATCTACTTCGTCAATAAACCTATTGATAAAGTTTACGTCTTGGAAGTAAGCTGTAATAGTTCCTTCAACTTCTGCACGTCCATACTCTAGCGAGGGAGTAGAAGAGCTACCTACAACAAATGTAGGTCCAAAGCCATTGTTTAATGTTAGGTCAATGCTTGTAATGATTGCTGCTTCTGCTAGTGATCCACCTGTATTACCTAACTTCAGTGTACCTGAGTAGGAGTCAAAGGGTGCAGCCGTGGAAGATGCAGTCTCAGCGCGTTGAACTGCGAAACCTACAGAAGCAGTACCCGTACCTGATCCAACACCAGTAGCTGTAAATGTAACACCTACTGTGTTAGCACTTGCGCCTATACTAGTGAAACTTGTAGTCCCTACCGTGACAATCGTGTAAGAGTCTCCCGAAATAAAAGAGCCAGCGGTAAGTGTCGGATTTGCGTCTTTACCTACGATATTAAAAGTTGTAGTTACCATCTGGTTTGGAGCTAATGATATACCCATTGAGCCTACTGTACAGCCTGTAAACCTACGCGCTACATCAATGTCAGCAGCGTAATCTTGTATTGAGAAGAACTTAGGTGTAACTCCCACTTTTAGTACGTTACTTTGGAAAGTACTAAGGAAAGCAGCTTCTAAGAATGTATCATAGTCACCATCACGTAAGTCAGCCGTGATATCACCTCCAACTTGACGATTACCGTGACGATCAACTCTTGGCATACGGTCAGCTTGAAGGTCATTACCAGCAACTCTGTCTTTAGTTAGGTTTAGTGCGCTAGTGGTGAAAGGTAAGTTTATAAAGTTACCAGCAGGGGTAGTGCCGAAAGTGCTTTCTACGACATACGCTAAACTGGAACGAGAACCCTGTGCAAAGGCCATAATGTATTCTCCTAGTTATTTGTAAATGTACCATCCGATATTAATCGGAACATAGTACCAAGGGCTGTCAATCAAACCTTGTTGCCGTTCAGCATAGTCGATTGATAATTTAATTGTTTCATTTTGTGCGTTAGTAAACGATATGTCAGTTGTAACTGCAAACCTATTTATAACTTTGTTAACGTAGTCATCGGCAGTTGCTGGGCCATTACCTTCTGGCGTAAACACCATTACGGAAAACACACCCTGATAGCGAAGCTGTGGGTTTATTCCCCTTACAGCGGGTCTATTAAGTGTTGGAAGGTATTCAACCTTCATAAAGCTAGTGCCAGTTGTAGGAGTAAATACTACGTTCTCGTAGGCAATAGATGTGGGTAGATTAAGTCCCGCTGCTGAGATGTGTGTCTCAAGTGCGGCTCGAATGTCACTGTGAATACTAGCCATAAATATTCCTCAACTTTGTGAATACAAAATAACCATCGGTCTTAAACCAATTTTCTCCGTACTCTACGTCAAGAGCGTGAGGAGAGTTATTTCTAAGAGATATAGCAGCGGTATTAGTTAAGTCTGTAATTCTATTTACATCAGACTTTAGACCGTCAAAACCCTCTTCCTCCATCTGTTGCTTGCTTTGACCTGTTGCTTTATTCTTAGATGACTTACCTCTAGGGCGTCCTGGTCCAACTGCATAGGAGAAAGAAGTTATGTAAGCCCCTGTGTCAACTGGAGATAAGTTTACTGCTGTTTTTGCTATTTCAAGTAACCTGAGCTTTAGTTTTTCTTCCATTAGTTTATTTATGGATTCTAGTCTAGCTCTAGGAGATTTTGTCATCTTTACTACTGGGCCTATCATCTATTCACCCACATCGCACATATAACATACCGCGACACCATTAGAGAACACTGTAGATACAGCTTTTATCTTAACCCTATCTGCATTACCAAGTATTTCATCATCAGGCTCTGGGGTTACACCCAAACCCAAGGCTGGTATAATACACTTTCTAGTACCTCGAACAACTTCATCTGGATTTAAGTTAGTGTAGTTGTACATATACCCTATAAAGGATGTGTTCGTGACGTTCTGACCCGTAACTGTACCAGAGCTTGGTTGATACGTACCCGTGGCAAATGTGCGTAGGGTAAGAGGCTCCCCAAAGTCTTGGGTTAGCTTCAAGAGATCGTAGGAGCGAAAAGACATGACTTACTCCCTATTCGTACTCTGGTGTTTGATAGCTTGGTGGGTTCTTAAATCTGTCTCTTCGGAAGGAACCTTCTATTCGGTTTGTATCTTGTCTGACAGAGTTAACTTTAGATTTAGTTACTCCACCAGCTAGTATACCTACAACAGCCCCTGATGTTTTACCCTGATAGTCTAGGTTATCCGCTAGGCTAGAGTAATGTTTCATAAGGTCAGAGTATTGCGCCTTCAGTGAACCACTAATCTCTGTCGTTACCCTACGAGCGTACTTAGATGATATAGCTCTGGCTATCCAAGACGCTGCAAAGTAAACACCGTTATTACTCTGGGCTAAAGAAAACAACACCTCTGCATCATCAACTTGCTGGTCTAGAGTATCAGTATCCCCGACTAAAAGTCTAACTGTGTTTCTTCGACCAGCTTCTGTTGTAGTATTCAATTCAGCGGAATTGTAAGTCCAAGCCATTAGGAGTTTCCCTGTAGTTATTACTCGTTAGTAACGGTGTCTCTAATTCTGTAAAAGTCATCTGAGATCCAATGATTACTATTTAGGAACCTACGTATAAGGCCACGTTGTTTGTCATCAATCTTAGACTTCTTACATTTCTTAGCACTAAACTCTGACGCACTGGACGTTCTACTTTTAACTTCAGCGTTCATTAAGTTAACCAATGTTTCCAACTTCTTTCCAGATAACTCAGAAAGCCTGTCTCCAACTTTAGTTTGTACTTCTAATTCTGCGTTGTGGTACAGATAACCAGATGTGTATAAGGTAGCTACTTTATCTTGAAGTAATCCTCGTTCCATCCAGTTAAAGTGATCTCCACGTTTCCAGTTCTTACCATTAGCTAAAACTGGTTGCTTAATAAATACAGGCCAATCGACCTGCCAACCCAAGTATGTGGGATGCATAGGACTCTCCATTATATGAATACTTTTATGTTCTGTTATTATTGGGTTGTACCCCAAGCCTAAGCTCAGGGTACACCATCTGTATAGTCAGTTATTACTGAACGATTGCTGAGAAGAAATAACCCAAGTCAGCGCCAACAACTTTCATGTCGTAAGCCATCTTAACTTGAATATGCTCTGCAACTTGCATACGCTTTAGCGCATCGTCAGAATATGATTCAACAGTAACACCAAGGTTGCTTGTACCTGGAACATTGTTCCAAGCGAATGTCAAACCAGCCGCTGGGGTCATAAGACCAGCATTGCGAGGTGTGTGAACCAAAAGTGCGTTCTTACCACCAATAAATGCAGATACTTCTGTAAGACCTTCTTTAGCAGTGTTCTCTACAGCTTCCATGACAAGGAAGTTTTCCACGCCAAAGATTTCTGCAAGTTTACCATCTGTGATCAAAGCAGGGTTGTTGATGGTAGAACCACCATTCAAACGTGCTAGGATATCAGGGTGGTTAACTAGTACATCACGTACTTCTTTACCGATAACCATTGTGTTTGGCTTGAAGCCACCAGATGTCAACTGCATAGTGCGAGCGCCAGTAGTTACATCTGAGATTGGTGTAGAGTTAGTGTAGTCATTCCAGAAGACTGGAACACCAGCACCGTTAGCAGCACCAGCAACACTAGTTGTCCAAACACCATTGACAAAGAACGTAGAAGCGAACTGCTTCTCACGATGGATCAATAGACGGTTAGTAAGTGTCTGTGCGCCAGCGGAACGTATTTCTAACATGGCATCTTCGTTAGCAAGAGTTTGCTCATCGAAGTCCATACCCAGACCATAAACGTCTGCAAAGTAAGAAGTGTTAGAAAGCTTCTGTCCAATACGGTTTACTTCAGTACGAGGAGCCAATTTCTTAACATCGCCTGAGCGATTCATGTTGGCGCGATCATACTCGTAGTATTTATCTGATTGACGTTGTACGCCCACAACTGGGAATACTTTGTCGGCAACAAAAGTTGCTTGGTCTTGTACATAAGCCAGTGTCAAATTTGACAGAGGCTGGTCCAGATGTACGCTAGATGGGGTTAATAGTGGCATTTACATATTCCTTATAATGCTATTAAACGGTATTACCGCCTTGGATCATTTCGATAGCAATTACTTGACCAGCAGCGCCAGCTTCAGTTGCATAACCCATTATTGTTTTTCCAGCAGCGGCTGTTATAGCCAAGGCATTGGCATCCGTACCTACTACAGCACCAGCAGCAATAGCAACGGCCCCTACTTTAACCATTACCTTACCGTCAATGCAGACAGTAGCTTCTTGATTTTGTGCAGGATTGTTGAGCAGAACTCCTAAGCATACCTCACCTAGAGTTGCAGCAACTACTACATTAGCGCCACTTACTTTTACGAATTTAAATTGTGCAGCAGATAAGTCCCCGCCAGCATTATACGAACGGTTGTTGCGTGATTGCATAACAGCCATGATTATTCCCCTTTATAGGATTTATTAATGAGCGTCTTGCCTTCATCGGTCTTAGCTACAGCAGCATAAGCCTTGGCAAACTCACTTTTCTTCAGTTTGTTTTCGTCCATGTAGGACTTTACGAGAGCATCCAGCTTGTCAGCAGAAGTTGCAAACTCTCCGTCTGCATCGGACTTACCAAATTCTTGCATGGATGCTTCAAAAGCGCCATTAGCGGCCTTGAGTGCTTCCATAGTTTCTTTGTTATCATGGAACTTAGATACGAGAGATTTAGCTACATCAATTGAGAAATGTGGGAGAGTGTCTCCAGCAAGTTTTGTTAACTCAATGTCAGCTTTTTCTAGGTCATGTTCACGCTTAGATACTTCAGCAGCCTCAAGAGCTTTAAGAACTGGTGCAGGGATGTCGCTTTTAGCAACCATCTCGCCACTAATATCCATCATCTCTTCTGGAGCCTTCTTCTCTATTGAGTCGACTCGAATAACGTAACCTTCGTCAATAAGACCTTTACGTAGGTACTGGTTCTCAGAAGATAGACGTTTAACGTCAGCCTTAAGAGTTTCTACATCAGTTGATGTATCGGCTTCAGCTTTATCAGCTTTTTCCATGTCGTAGCCAAGGGCTTTCATAGCCTCTTCGCGTCCATACCCTTTTTCATTCATGTACGCCTTAAGCTTGGCTTCCATTTCTTCAGTCATTTTAGTAATTTCCTCTTTGGAATTGTCACGCTTAAAGAGACTAACCATTGCCTGAGCATTGGCTGGACGATCCACTAGGGACAATTCCTCAAGGTGCAGTTTTGTTAGGAGATTGGGCAAGTTAGAGTTCCTCCTTAATAGCACGTCCACCAATGGAAAACGCAGCGAGTTCACCAGATTTGACCATAGCCCAGACATCATCATCGAATACTTTGTAAGCGACAACCCATCCTTCACGCTCAGACTGGATACCAAGAGCTTCACCAATTTCTTTAGTGATGGGAAGTGAGTGGACAACTACGCCAACTTGCTCTCCAATATGCATAGCCTTGCCGACTCGCACATGCTCCATAAATTCATTAACGGCTTTAACAAGTGTCTCAGCCTCAATAACATCCCCTTGGCGATCAACTACAGCTTCACCTTTTTCGGTTACTACTGAGGCCCAACCATAGACCATTCGTTGTTCGTCATCGGTCTTAAGGATCTTACCCTCTATATTAGATTTAGTCATGTCACTAACAGATGTATCTGACTCCCACATACGACATGACCAATAACCAGCGGTTGTCTTGTCCTTCTTAGTATCACAAGAGTGCCTAGAGCGGAAATTGGCACGGGCCTTCGGGTCATCCCTACGTATTTCCATATTTGGGTCCCCGAAAGCAACTCTCTTAACTTTGTCACCATCTTTAACAAAGACCTCAAACTTCTTTGGCCCACCTTCAGTTCGTCTAGGCTTGTTTAGCGTGACTTTTTCACCTTGGTAGTCTGCTTTAGCAAACTCAGTCTTAAGCACTTCTGCTACAATAGCCCTGAGAGCCTCTAAGCGGTCCACTGAAGGGCCTTCT